TGTCATAAATTACAGGGCTGAGTATGACGCGAAATCAGAACAGGATAAAAAATACACAAAGCGGATGACAAACTGGATTTCTAAAGAGTGGCGTGATTGGATTGACAAGAAGCCAACCGGCGAAAATAAATGGGAAGGGGTTTTTGATGATTAAAGGAGTTACGAAAGAGGGGGTCGACAGGTTGATGGTGATTGTTCACAAGATGCCTCATCTGTCAGATCGAACTTTCAAATTTATTGTTCCCGAGGATCTGAAACACAACATGGATGATGCCGGTGGTTGGATCGTGAATAGTTGGATTCCGGGCCAGCCCGACTCAAAGGAATTGATGACCTTGCTTATTTTGCTGAATTATAATTTGAGATTTTTCATTTGCGCTCTGTTGGGAGAAAAAAGATTTTACCAGGAATTGGGAACCAAGCCGGAGCAGTTGCAATGACCCAGGATGAATTCAAGTCTCAAATCGGAAGGTTGGATTCTGAATGGAAGGATCTGTTCGGAATCGAAAAGCTGAAAATTATTTGGGACAAATGGAAAGAGGAAGACATTTTCTTTTTTGGTGACATGATCACTTGGATAATTGAGAACTCACGCCGAAGGCCGGTGCCAGCGGATTTCAAGGAAGCATTTAAGGAAACTCGACAGGCCCATGAAAAAATCAGGGTTTCAAAACACAGCCAGCAAAAAAGAGATAACACAAAAGTTGCAGAGAATTTCATGAACTCAGAGGAAACCCAGGAGCGACTTTCGCCAGAGAAAGTCTCGCAAGATATTAAAACTATGTTCGCGAATTGGGATCGGGAAGCAGCACAGACAACCGATGCCGAAGTTCGTAAGGGCTCTGCAGTCGTGAAGGATGGCCAGGGGGAAGGGGGCAGAGAGCCGGGCATTGAGGGTTGAAAGGAATCTCAATTCCAAGTTCTTTCATTTCCTTTATTTTATTTCTGATGTGTCTCAAAGAAAGTCTCAAAGCCAAAGCCGTGTGAGTTCGATTCCAATCATGAAATTCCAGGCATTGGTAAATTAATTCATATTCAATTTTCTGTAGGGTGTCGCCCTGTTCGTAGTCAACCACATTTAAATTGTACACCAAGGATTGTTTTAAGTGAAAACCTCAAGAATAGTTCCGCAGGCCCAGCAATATCGACATCTTGTGGGCTTTTGATTTGGGTCAAAGCCGGTACTCGCATTGAATTCAGTTGCGACGGCGTTTGTTGCGTTTAGGTGATCGCAAGTCTTCGGATCTATGGATTCCGGGCAAAAGCTTGTAGCGATTTCCAATTCTATGAAGCGACTCGCAGAATTCAACAGCCTCAGTATGAATCTTAATATCTTTGGTTTGAGGTTTTTCGTCACTAGCTCTCTGCCACTTCACTGTCAGCATCTTTTTCCCTCTCGGCCATTTCTTTGTCCCAAAACAAAATCCAACTCAAGTGCGCCGGTGGTGGATCATCTCTGCCCTCAAATTTTCTTGTATGATATCTGGTGAAAGTTTGAACCAGGTAGCCGTTTGAGTATTTTGACAGAAGCCTTGTGGTGATAAATGTTGGCTGAAAAATTTCCGCTGTTTTCAATCTTAAGTATGACCTCATAATGGAATCGGCTTTTTGTTTGTAATCATCCATCCAGGTATCAGGATACTCCAAGAGATCACAAATCAATCGGACAATGTACCAAGTCTCTTTTTGCCGCAATCTTCGGTAGTACATCCAGTGGTGCCAACGGAAAGCGAGATTGTAATTTCTTTTGTTGTGCCTGTAAACATCCTCCGCCCATTTGGGCTTAAAAAAAGAACAGACAAACATCAGGGGATGCATTTGATCCGGGTTCAACCCCTGCCAGACTGGTATTTTTTTGGAGCGTGTGAAGAGGATTAAAATCGATTGAATAATTTTGGTAATTCCTTTTTCTTTGGGGGCGAGTGTTCTGGGGTGCCTGATTAATTTGTAGGGGTGTTCGTCTTCGTGGAATCCAATTCTTTCGAGAAGCCCAGACATGAAAGCCTCGCGATAAATTTCAAGGCCATTCGTAAAAGCCTTTTTATCAAATCCTAAATAGAAAATTAAACCCGCGAGATAAAAACAGGTGTGAAATGGGGCATCGCCGAAACCATCTGTTTTCTGTCTGCCATCGGGATCTTTGGCGCTGTGATAATGCAGCCAATGATATTCATCAAACCACGGACCCATTTTTACAATAAGTCTTTCTAGCCGTTCGATCATCTCGGTTTTCTCCTTCGGCGCTTTCCACTGCGTCTCTTGCCAATCTTATTCTTCTTCTCGAATTCAATCAAGAATCCCAGAACTTTATCTGCGTGACCGGCCTGGATGAGTTCCCAGGGGGTTTTGTCATCATTCTCGGGTTTGCCTTTGATGTTGAGCCAACCCATCACACCGGCATCAGATCCCTTGTATATTTTATCCAGTTTCTCAAAAACCTGTCTGACTTTGGATTTCTTTAGGAGCATTATATTTCCCAATCAATATTTAAGTGCTCTTTTATTTGCTCCTGGTTCCACTCGGTATCAAAAACAAAATTTTCATCTTTAATTTTCAAGCTTTGAGACTTAAACCTGAACGTGGGAGATCCGCAACACCCGCATCCGTCAATATTCATGCTCATCCCAGATTCCTTTAAAAGGGCTTGGAGTTTTATAGTATTTCTGAATTTAATTTCCTGGCCTATTTTCCATTCACTTTTTGTTTGAAGCAGTTCTACTCCCATCACCTAAACTCCTTTTCTAAAATATCAGTGCGGCCATTTTCTTCAAGCCATTTTTTTACAGCATAATAAGTTTTGAACATGTAAACCCAGCCCTTGGTTCCTTGCAACGAATGATGTTCGTGACAAAGTGACATCACGTTTCTTTCGTCGTTGATATCCATTCCCATTGGTGTTTTGCAATTTCCCCATCCCCTTGCTGAAACGTGAGCTGGATCACATGGAGTTTTCAGACAGACAACGCAATTTCCGGCCCTGGCCGCCACAATAACAGGGTGATTCCAATCAAATTTCTTTTTCATTTTTTGCCTCGCCAGTAATTCAGACACATTTTCACAGGTACCTTACAAAATCAATTTTAAAACGGTGACCATTGAGGGAGTTGGACGCAGGGCTGTCTTATGATGTTTTTGCTCTCTCAATGGGGGGTTCCTATCGTAACAACTGGATACAACTTAAATCGAGAGCCACCAAAAAATCATCCCCTTGGCATTGTCCTGTGCTCAGAGCCAATCCACGGATTGAGCTTAAACAGGAGTCTCTCTGCAACGGTAACCACATCGGTCATCGTCCGCTGGATTTCTGATATTTCGCATCGTTTTTAGTTTAATGTCAGACTTTCAACGAAATGGGAGATCCTAAACCCTGCCGGTCTGACAATAATTTGACATGAAAAAGAGGAGGTACTAATCTCAACTCTGATCCAGATACAATCTCAGGATTCCCCCTGATCTCGGCGCTGTCAAGAGAGGGGGGTTTCTTTTTTATAATCCAGTGAATCAAGTTAAACTGTACAGGGAGTTCATCGTGTCATCGAGGATGAGAATTTGCGAGACAACGAGAATGAAACATTCATGGCCGATGTGCGGTGTCAGCAATGTAAAGCCTGGGGAATTCCGGTTCATGAATTCAACCCTCGGAAGCCTTTTTGTAAAAATTGTTTACAAAATCTAACGACTTATGAATACAATTGCTGGATCTGTGCTGAACTTTTTTACACATTTCAAAAATTCCAGCGATACTGCTCCCAAAAGTGCAGGCGAAAGGGCTCCCGTGAAATTGAACAAGGATGATCTAGCTGACCTTTGGAAGATGGAAATTATCTGGAAAGATCCCAAAACTTTAATCGATTATGAATACAATGCAAAAGAGCACACCCAAGAACAAATCGATTCACTTGCCGCGCATTTCATAGAACACGGATTAGATCAACCCATCGTCATTGATAAAAGAAATGTAATTGTCAAAGGTCACGGAAGAAAGCTCGGAGCAATTCAGGCAAAACTTTCTTCGGTTCCCGTTGTTGTGAGAGCCACCGAAACTGATCTTGAAATTAAAGCAATGAGAGAGTTTGACAATAAAGTTGCAGAGGGAAGAATTATACTCCCAAAGCTTCGAGTCACTCTTGATCATTTGGATCGACACAATTTTGATTTATCCAGAACCGGATACAAGCCACTTGATCTCAGAAAGATCATGGTTCCCGAATCCAATTATGAAAAAAAGGATGAGGATATAATTCCAGAGCCCCCAGTTCAGGTTGACACAAAACCAGGAGACATTTTTCAGTTAGGTGAGAACAGATTGATTTGCGGTGATTCCGTAAAAGTCGAAACCCTGGAAAAGTTGTTTGATGGGAACCGGGCGAACTTCTGTTTCACTTCTCCTCCGTATGCAGACCAGAGAGATTATGGGGGAGTGGCTCTCGATGTTGGATACCTTTCAGTCTTTCTGAAAACAGGTGCCCAGTATTGTGATCTCTTCGCGGTGAATCTGGGAATCAAGAGAAAAGATTTTGAGGTTGTTCCTTATTGGGATGGATATATTTCGGCGGCAAGGAATGCCGGATTGAAACTTCTCTCCTGGAATGTGTGGAACCGCCAAGGATCTGGATACACGATTGGCCAGGCCACTGCACTTTTCCCGATCGAGCATGAATTTATTTTCATATTAGGAAGACCAAGAAAACTCAATCCCACAATTAAAAACAAAACAGAGAAAACTCACGCGACCATCACCCACCAGGATGGAACCCGAACTGACAAGGGAACCAAGAAAACAAATCCAAAAAGAAATCTTGGAACCGTTATCGCTTGTAAGACTGAACATCGCACCGGCCAGGGCGGCCACCCCGCAACATTTCCAGTGGAACTCCCGGTTGAATACATCAAAGCTTGTTCTGACAAAGGAGAAATCATTTTCGATCCCTTTGGTGGAAGCGGCTCAACAATGATCGCAACTGAAAAGACTTCACGAAAATGTTTCATGGCGGAGATCGAACCAAAATACTGTGATGTAATCATCAAGCGTTGGGAAAACTTCACCAACAAAAAAGCAAAAAAACTATAAAAACCCTACAAAATAAGGCTTTTATGGGTGTCGAAAAGTATTGCATTTACGAAGGGTGTTTTGGATACCCCATGAGGGAGACAGGTTTGTGCCAACTGCACAGGGATCATAAATGTACAGCATTCAACACATTCAAGGGGAATTCTCCGCCGGAGTGTATTAAATGCGGAAAGGTAGAAAATGAAAAAATTCAAACCGACCAATTTACAAAAGGCAAGATTATCGAGCTGGGTTGAGAAATGGCAAAAGCGCTTAAATTTAGAAGAGTGGGATTGTCAAAAAATAACAATCGAAGACCAAAATGATCCTGAGTCTCCAACTACAAATGCTGAGATTACTTACTGCGGAACATATTTAAGATTCTCGCTGGTTATTTACCCTCGATATTTTACGGAGCACACAACCAAGCAACAAGAAAAAATCATAGTGCATGAGCTTTGCCACAACTTAACCGGAGAGCTTTATTCAATAGCGAGGGATGGCCAGAACTTGGTGCTTACTCATTCGGAAGATATCCGCACCGCTTGGGAGAGACTCACTCAGCGGATCTGCAATGTGGCCTGGAAGGGGTGGGAATGACTTACTTAGTAATTTATCTGGCAATTGGATTTATGTATCAATCTTGGAATCTTTATAGGGATGGCATCGTCTGGATGGGGCCAGGAGACATTGTGATAAGTTACGTCATTGGGGTTCCTTTGTGGCCAATGATGTTGTTTTTCAATTTGTTTTATTAAGGGGTGGAAGTGAAGTTTAGAGATTACGAACTGAGCGATGAGGAGAGGGAAGGTGAGCAAAGCAAGGATCGCTATGAGCGGGTAAAAAGAATTAAGGAACTCCAGAAAAAAGGAAAAAAGAAAAAGTATAGAGAGTTCAAGCAGCAAAGGAAGCATCGAAAATCAAAATGGAAAAGATGAAGGAGTAATCGTGAGTGAGTTCAGCAAGTGGTTTAGCAAGACGCTTCTTAAAACCGAATCATGCTTTGAAAGAGATGTTCTCAGAGGATGCAAGGGGGTTCTTGAAACTTGCTGGGGTTATTACGAAAAGGAATATTCGCATAATCTCCCTGGTGGAAAATTCATAGAGGACAAATCCAGCGAAATAGAAATTAAAGATGGGATGGATGATGACTGCTCTCACATGGAAGCAGACATCGCGGATTGGAAATACTGTAATATTTGTGGAGAGGACTTAAAAAATGGATAAAATAGAAGAGCTTAAAAAATCATGGGGATCAAAACCGCCCAAGCAGTATGAAAAATACATGTATGAAAATTTCCCGAATGTTGTCGAGGCTTTAAGCCATGCGGTGAGTTGCGCCCCGTGTAACCCGTTGTGCTCAACGATTGGAGGATACGACGCTCTCCATAAAAATTGTTGGCGCGGAGATGTTAAAAAAATCATAGAGGGAGGTGCCGGATGATCTACGCCATTGTAATTCTTGGGTATCTATACAATTTTTATATTGTTCTGCTTATTGCATACGTCAACCCAGGGCCTAGAAGGAAATTCAAGATCCTGGATTGGGTTAAACTCGCGATTCCTTTCAGCTATTTGTTGCTGAGAATCTTTTACTTTATAATTAGACCGTGGAGGAGGAGAAGGTGGTGAACATCAAAGATCGAGCGTATTGGTTTTTCTATAATTTAATCAGGTTCTTGGTGAATCTTGTTTTCATGCCACTCTCCTGGGCGACCCAGATTATTCATGGCTTCTATATAGTCTTTTTCGTAACAGATGGATCTCAGGAACTTGTGTGGCCATGGGAAACCTGGAATTTTGAAATATGGGAGCAGGAGAAAAAATCAAAGTGATCCCCCCAGGAACATTGGAGTATCAAATACTTTGGGCAAGGCTTAGCCGGATTCAATGCACTTTGAAATTCACTAGGGACATCAAGAGACTCTTAAAGGAAGGCAATGAGAATCCAGTTTTTTGGAGGGAATATCTAGAGATTTGTAGGAGTTATATAAAAATGGTTGTCGAGAATCCACTTGATGACGTTCGTTAAAGGAGAAGGTATGGGCGAAGAAATAAACCAAGAGGCAGTTGATGCACCGAAAACCAAATCACATCAGGTGGTTGCCGAGGATTTTGAGTTCGAGATCCGAAAAGCAATCAATAAGCAGTCAATGGAGAATTATTTGGATATGCCTGATTTTATAATATCCGAAATCATGTGTTCGGCTTTTTGGGCGGCAGTCAAAGCAAAGCAGGAAAATGTAAGGTATCTAGCGGGTTAGGGAAGATTATGATTGATTGCCCACACTGCGGAGAGCAGATTGAAAAAGCAAAATGGGAAGGCCCTGTTTTCAAATATAAGAAGGGCGATAAGTTCAATGATTGGACCTACCTCGGCGAATTCAAAAGATATTTCGGGAAAGCAGAATCAGGAAAACAGCTTGGGTGGTTGGTATATTGTGAGTGTAAGTGCGGTCATAAGCGGTGGAATATATTGTCAAACCTCACCGGGAACAGATCAAAGAGTTGCAGGAAATGTGGAAACAGAAATAAAAACAGAGCATTTTATTACGGAATGAGTGACGCAGATTTTAAACATAAGAAGGCAGAGATTGATCGAAGGTATCCAAACAGGTAATTTGAAATGGTAATGGGGAGGCCCAGAATAGAATTCACGGAAGAAATGTGGAAAGAATTCGAGAGCTTGTGTGAAATCCAATGCACTCTGATTGAAGTCGCTAGCTGGTTCAGATGCTCAGAGGATACAATTGAAAGGCGAGTCAAAGAAAAATATGACACAACTTTTGCGGAGGTATTTAAACTTAAAAGAGGAGTAGGCAGAATCAGCCTGAGAAGGCGTCAATTTCAAAAAGCCGAGGAAGGTCATCCGACAATGCTGATCTGGTTGGGCAAGCAATATCTTGATCAAAAAGATAAAGTTGTTAATTTGGAACCAAAGAAGGAAGAATACATTCCGCCAGCTTCATTGAACCCAGGAGAGCAAGATGCCATTTCACACGGAGAAAGAAAGAGCCAAACGCAACCGCAAGAAATTGTCCAAAAACCGCAAAAAGAAAAAGAAGAATCCCGAGAAGGATGATCCCGAGAAGACAGCCAGGAAGCCCAGAAAAAAGAAGAGGTAGTTTCTGCAGAATCAATTAATTCACTGGCCTCAATACAATGCCCTCAATGATCCATCACGCCACCGTTTCTGGTTGGTGGGTCGAAGGGGTGGAAAAACAAAAGGGATTGTCGAAGAGATTTGTCGAACACTGCCAACGATGCCGAAATGGGCAGAGATATTTTACATCGGGCCAACGAACACTCACGCAAAAGAAATAATTTGGGAACCTCTTGAGGATCGCTTCCAGGAGTTGGGGTGGGAGTGTGAACCCAAAGTATCAAAAAGCAGATTCGAGTTTTCCAGAAGGCGAAAAGTTTATGTGATTGGTGCGGAGAAAATTGGGAGAATCCGTGGTCATGGTTGTTCTTTGGTGGCCATGGATGAGTTGGCTTATTTTGAAACTGCACTCGATAAAGTTTGGAGGGCGGTTCGCCCTACACTCACAGATTTTGGAGGGAGGGTAATTGCATCCACCACTCCAGATGGAAAAGGTTCTCAGGCTTATGATTTTTGGTTGGAGGCAATTAAGAAAAAGAATTGGGATGTTCGTCATTGGACCTCGCTTGATAATCCGTTTTTTAATCCAGAAGAATGGGAAGAGGCCAAGGATGATCTGGATCAGAAATCTTTTAACCAGGAACATGAAGCAACTTGGGAATCATTCGAGGGCCTGGCTTATTACAGATTCAAAGAAACTGCGCACATCAAAGAATGCGCGGCATTCAATAAATTGTATCCGATTGATCTGTGTTTTGATTTCAACGTGAATCCCACAACCATCCTGGTGGCCCAAAATATTGGAGGGACGAGACATTTCAGGAGGGAGTATTCTGAACCCCATTCGTCAACTGAGGAGACAGTTCCCTTGATGTGTGAGGATTTCAAGGAGTTAGCCAAGTCATGCAGATTTCGGATATTTGGCGACGCAAGTGGTAAAAGTAAGCACTCAACTACTGGAAAATCCGACTATTATTACGTTGAGGAGGCCCTGGATCTGTACGGATTCAGCCATGAAAGAAAATTGCTAGCCAGTAACCCCCCGATTGTGGATCGTGTAAAATATATGAATGGTGCCCTTATGAACGCCAGAGGGATCTCAAGTGTGCAAATTGATCCAAGTTGTACTAACCTGATAAAAGACTTTGGAGCGCAGGGTTTGAAGGGCAGAGACCCAGACGATAAAAATAACCTTGGCCACAGAGCAGACGCAGGCGGATATTATAATTATTATTTATGGAAAATGTCACAGCGGCAGCCTTCACGGACGATTCAACTTTAAAGGAATGAAAATATGGCTCTAAAAGATGAACTCGAAGCGATCATTGATTATGTCAAACTTTCAAAGCCAATCGTAAAAGAGAATTCTGATCTCTTTGAAATATGGCAAGGTCAATTGTTGGAACAATTGTTGAGGGATCTCGCCAAGCAATTATCAGTGGAATCATTTGAACAAGCAGAGCACAGAGCAGCTCCAATTAATATCTTGAGAAAAATCACACAGAAAAGATCCAGAGTGTATTCAAGCCCACCGATCAGATCCGTAATTGATGGAACAGAAACCGACATGGCTCTTTTGGAATTCTATGAGAAGTCTTTAGATATTGATGTGCTCATGGGCCAGCTCGCGAACCAGTTTTTCAATATGCACAAATGGACAAATATTGAATTGTTTGTGGATGAGGAAATGCCCAGGATGAGAGTGAACCCAGCCGACACAATTCTTCCCTGGTCAAATAGCAGAATGAATCCCACCAGGCCAACCGCTTGGATTAAATTCATGGGCACTGCGGTTGTGAGTGAAACCAAAGATGGCGGAGAGCTGACAACCATTGAAGATGTTATTTGGATCATCTCAGATGATGAGTTTCTGATAGCTGACACATCGGGAACTATTCGATTTGATTTGATGGAGCAGGTTGAAATCGAGAACTCCAGCAACCCAGCCGGGAAGATGCCATTCATCGGAATCAATCGAGATCGGTTTGCACTACTTCCAAAACCTGATTCTGATACTTTGGTGATGAGTAAATTGATTCCTTTGTTGATCACGGATTTGAATGTGTCTGTGATGTTTCAGGCATTTTCAATCATTTATGGAATTGACCTCAATTTTTCCAATGCGAGGATGGCTCCTAACGCCCTTTGGGATCTTAAGTCAGACCCGGAGTCAGAGAAAACTCCTGTTCTAAATAAGCTTAAGCCGGAAGTGGATATCGATGAGGTAATTTCATTTGTTCAGACCCAGTTGGCTTTCTGGTTGGATTCAATGAACATCCGCCCAGGAACAATCGGAAAATTGAGTCGAGACAATTTTGCTAGTGGGATCTCGAAAATCATTGATGAGTCAGACACCACGGAAGATCGAAAGCAGCAAATCCCATTTTTCAAAAAAGCAGAGGTTCAATTGTGGAATCTTGTAATGCACACTTATCACCCACACTGGGTACAAACTGGTCAGATCCAGGAAAAGAGATTATTCAGCCCTGGCGCAGTTGTTGAAACCATCTTTGAAGATCCAAAACCAGTGGTCGACAGAACTACAGTTTTAAGGGATGTGAAAACAGAAATTGGATTAGGGCTCCTTGATCAGAAGAGAGCATTGCAGCGATTGAATCCCAACATGAAGGAAGACCAGATTGATGAAATGATTAAAGACATCAAAGCCAATCAGACGGTGGATGTCACTGATCCAGTTAAAGACAAAAAGGAGGAGTGAGTGAGCGACAAAAAACAATGCCTACATATGAATTTCAATGCCAAGGTCGATGTAAATAGATTGCACAACGGCAATGAAAAGATTTCAGATTATTTGGCCGATGTCAGGATATGGTGTGCTGATTGCGAACTTCCTTTCCAGTTCAGGGGAATACCTCATGGCTTGAATGGTAACCAGCCGACGACGGGGCTCGATCAGCTAGAGGCGTCTTTGCCAGTCATTCCGGCAGACGGTTGCTTGAGGCCCTTGTCTAAGATGCCGGGATTTTCAGTTGCCCATTACGTGAAGGAGAATTGATTGAGTGCAAAATGGCAAAGAGTCAGAATTGATATTCCATCTGGGTATTCCAAACAAGAACGGGAAGCCATTTCAATTGAGGTCCTCGACTTCATTCGAGATCGAAGTGCGAAAGGATTGGACAAAAGAAATCGGTCTTTCCCTGGATACTCTGAATCATATAAAAAATCAGTTGAATTTAAGATTGCAGGAAAATCCGCATCCAGAGTGGATCTCACCCTTACCGGGGATACATTGGCGGCAATGGATAAAATTAGCGATCGACGCGGAACTTTATTATTGGGATATGAGAATAGAACGGAAGACAACGCAATTGCGGATGGAAATATTCGTGGCACTTATGGCCAACCCCAACCCATCACTGGAAAGAAGAGAGACTTTTTGGGAATCACTAAAAAGGATCTCCGAAAAATACTCAGAAACTTTCCCTTGCGAAATAAGAGGGAGCGACTAGAGAGAGCCGCCCTGGTGCTCGAAGCAAATAGATTGGGAGAGGGTGATTTGACAGCGGAAGAATTAAGGATTTTGAGGGATGAAGAATGATTGAAGCAGATAAAAAGCATATGGAGGATGGATCAGATAAATTTTTTAAAGAGATCCACCCAGAAATAGAAAATCAAATAGCTGACAGCAAAATACCACATCCTTCCTACACCTCTAATGTGGGTTACTTGAGAGGTTACGCCGAATGTTATGAACGCCTGATCCAAAGAATTGATCCAGACTGGGATAAAATATTTAAAAAAATGGAGCTACTTCAAAGAGAGAACCAGAGACTTGCAAAAATAGTCGAGGAGGAGTGATGGAATATTTTTTGTGGGGATTTTTTGTAGTTGTTGGAATCTTTTTGAACTTCTTAGTTATGCTCATTGAAGCCGCTGGCAAGTCAGATCCTGCAAGAAATAATGGGAAAGTGGTTTGGTGGGAATTAATAACTCTTTTCATCCCATATAGCAGGGTGGTTTTTATAATAATTGTGGCAGGGCTGAATAATCTCTT